TGGATTTACGAAGACTTGTATATTCAAAGAGAAGAACGTAATATTTCATTTCATCAATGGAGCATGTTTGATAATCCTCACATTCCAAGGGCGAGTAAAGATCGTCTTATTGAGATGTGGGACGAAGATGAAGTTGAAGCAAGAGCTTACGGAGCGTTTGTTCCTGTAGGTCAAAAGCTTGCTTTTAGTCATAATTTAATGAGAGCAATGAGAGAAACAATTAAAGCTCCTATCAAGGGCAGGTTAACAATGAGTAAAGACAGGTTTTCTTTTAGTAAGGTTTGAGTATGCAGGTAACACAAAAAGACAATTATCATAGGGGAGTAAATGCTTTTTACCTCAGAAGTGAGTTTAATCCAGTTGAAGACACAGATCATCCTATGTATAAAACTGGAACATGGTCTATAAGCGGAAGAGGAGAAAAAAGAGAAAAGTGGGTTCCCTTGGTTGACCCATTAGAAGACAACATAGACGACATAGAAAATCCTTTTTTATATGCCGCTGAACTAACGTCAGAAGACGATTGGGTAGAAGAAGAAGAGATAGAAAATGCCTATTGAGCAAAGAGTTTGGGAAGAGCCTATTCCAAATGAAGTTTACGTTATTGGCGGTGACGTAGCTGAAGGTGTCGAGCGTGGAGATGATTCTGTTTTAGAAGGAATCAAAATGTCTACTGGAGAGCAGGTGTTTGAGGTTCAAGGGAAAATAGATCCTCTTACCTTTGGTGAAGTTTCTTATCAATATGGCATGTGGTATAATAAAGCTTTATTGGGAATTGAAAACAATAAAGACGGAGGGGCCAATGGGATGCTTCATAAGTTAGGTTATCCCAATGTTTATTTTCAAAAGAATAATACGGGAGAAGCTTACGATAAGCAAACGGCAAAACTTGGCTTTAATACAAACCTTAAAACAAGACATGAGATTATTTCTAATGGAAGAAAATTTATGGAAGATGGTTCTGTTACTGTTAGGAGTCAGCATCTCATTTCTCAATTTGAAATATTTGCTTTAAATTCAGCAGGGACAAAGTTTGAGGCACTAACAGGTGGACACGACGACTTGGTAATGGCTTGGCTTATAGCCTGTGAAATGTTTAGGACTCAACTTCTGATAGACGATTCAAAAAACAACGTGTTACTCCCCTACATAGATGGTGAGCCATTTGATCCAGACTTACACGACAAAGAGCAAACAAGAGAAGAAAGATTAATAGAGCAATCCCTCAAGCGACAGGTAGTCGGTGAGAGGTTTGCGTCAACCGCAGGGAGTTTAATATGATTGTAGGTTTGTCGATTTTTATGACCGTAGCTTTTCTTTTAACTATAGCTTCTTTATTGAGGCAGTTAAACAAAGAAAGGGAGGAGCGTTTTGTCCTTATGAACCATTATGCAAATCTTGCACTACGGGTTCGTTGGTCGCAAGCAGTTACTGAAGATCCTTTAGGAACTAAGATGGATTCTTTGAACCCTCCTTGGGAAGCTTTTGAAAATCCTTCATCGGTTCAAGAGGTGGAAGGAAAACTATAATGACAGTTACTTCTCGCACTATGGGAGCAGGGGGAATGGGTGGAACAATTAACACTCATACTTTGCGAACAGGAGACGGTAGAAAAATAGTAGTTGATCCTACTCAGCAAAAAGCAGAACCACAGCCAGAGCCGCAAAGAGAAAAAAAGGAAGAACATGTTTTTGAAAAAACTGAAGAAATTCATTCGGAACCGACACTGGAACCTTTTAATAGTACTTCTATTGTGGCTACCCTTATTAATGTTAGAGTTACTAAGGGTCTTAAAACAACGCCAGACTTAAAAGAAGATATATGGATAAGTGACAAAATAGATACTGGGTCTTCTGTTGTTGTTTCTGTCCCAGAAAACAAAAAGCCTATTAGAATTGTTCACAGGGCTGATTGGGAGGAGGGGGTTCAGCGTCTTGTTCGTATGCTTATGGTTCCAAATGGCCCTCTTGATCCCAAATTAAAAGGGTTGCTTGATGACCTGATTGGAACTGACGAAGATGAAAGTAAAGAAAGCGTCTGATAGTGTTTTAAAAATTCAATCTACCTATAAAGGTACTGAAGGAATAAAGTTCCTTCTTTCTTCAGATCAGCATTTTGATTCAAAGCATTGCGACAGGGAGTTGTTAAAGTCTCACCTTGACGAAGCTAAAGAAGAAAATATTCCTATTCTTTTCTTTGGTGATTGGTGGGATGCCATGCAAATGAACACCGACAAAAGAGCTTCAAAGTCAAGTCTAAGAGCAAGTTACATGGATGCCTACTTAGACGACCTTGTAGATGAAACAGTAGAATTTTTAGAACCTTATGTTTTAAATATTGCAATGTGGGCTTGGGGCAACCACGAATCCTCTATTCTTAGACATGCAGAAACTCGCCTTATTACCAGAGCTATTGAGCTTTTACGGTTAAAATCCAATCATAGAATTTGTGAAATGCCTTATCGTGGGTGGGTTCACTTTCAGTTAAAGTATAAGGGTGGCACAAATGCTGTAGCTTTTAAAATGGCTTATACCCACGGAGAAGGTGGCTCTGCTCCTGTTACAAGAGGAGTGATTAAAACTAATAGAAGGGCAGTAGTTTATCCAGATGCCAATGTAGTTGTTGGTGGACATATCCATGAAGGATGGAGCGTTTCTGTTCCTCGATTTAGAGTTACCGATAGGGGCGTTCCTTATCAGGACGAACAACTGCACATTCAACTTCCTACTTATAAAACTGAATTGGTTAGTGACGGTTGGGAAGCGGAAAGAGGATTTGGCCCTGCAACAAAAGGAGGGGTTTGGCTTAAAGTTAAGATGCGTCGTTTCCAAAATACGGACACAAGACTCCCTTTGCTAACAACGGAAAGAGCAATGTAAGCTATTGACACGTAATTGTTTATGTGGTATTTTCGCAAAAAAAGGAGATTACTATGCCAACTGTAGGAAACATGAAATTCCCTTATACTAAAGAGGGAAAAGCAAAAGCAAAGAAAGCTAAAGCTAAAATGAAAGCCAAGGCTAAAGCAAAAAAAGCAAGACCTAAAGCAAAGCCTAAAGCAAAATCTAAAGCTCCTAAAAATAAAGGAAGAAAGTATTACGCATAATGGCTGATGAAGGTTATTCTGGTTCTCCAGTTCAAGGATTAAAAAAGCCTCCAAGTAAAAAAGAGGATTGGCTTTCTTTTATTAATGAATGCCATAAGTATGCTTCTAAAGGGCGTTCTAACTTTGACTATACAATTAAAGAAAACAGTCATTTTTTAGTAGGAGATCAATGGATACGTCACGATCACCACCTTGAAAGATTTGAAGTTCATGGTTTGGAAGATTGGATTCCAACTCCTGTAACTAACTTATTAATAGAGTATTACGATTACTTGGTGGATCTCTTTACCTCTGGTAATGCACAGCCTGACGTTCGACCTGCAACACGGGATCAGTCTGACGTAGAAGCTGCTAAAGCAGCTCATAGATCGCTCAGAAGTGAATTTGAGCGTATGAATACGGAGGGTGCTTTATTACCAGAAGCGGCAGGTTGGCTTGCGCTGTCAGGAAACGCTGTCCTTTACTCTGGGTGGAACAGTCACCGTGGTGATATGGTTCGTATGCCTAAAATGAAATCTTCTACGGTTTCCCAAACATACGAACAACTTTACTGTCAGTCTTGTGGGTGGACGGAAAGAGAAGAAGCATTTAAAAAAGAACGATGCCCCGAATGTGATTCTCCTTTACAATCAAGAAAAGCTGAAGAGATTGATATCTTTGGAAACGTGCTAAAAGAAAATAAAACAAAGCAGGTTGTCAAAGATGGTGTTCCTCAGTTTGATGAATTTAGGGTAGGTAATGTAGAAGAGCGGTGTATTAATATTTTAAATTGGTTTCCTATGCCCGCTCGTCAATGGGAAGACGTTCAACAGCACGGTTGGGTAATAGAAACTGACCCTGTAGATGTTGACCGAGTTAAAGATTTGTTTGGCTCAAAAGCAAAAGATGTAGTTTCTGAAAATATAACTTCTTCTTCTTGGGGCGTATTACCTGCAAAGCAACATAACGACGGTTTATTTGATTCGGGTGAAAGAAAAGAAGAAAAGGATAAGGTTTTATTAAAGATTTTTAGACATGCTCCAAATCATAAATTTAAAAAGGGTGCTCTTACTATTTCTTGCGAAGGGCATCTTTTTTATAAAGGGGACTTAGATTCATGTGACGGCAAGCTCCCTTATACCATGATTAAATACAGATCAGTACCTGGCATGTTCTGGGGAGAAGGGCCTATAACTGATCTTATCCCTAACCAGAAAAGACTTAATGCGATAGATAGCACGGTCGTTTTAAATAGAAAACAGAACGTCTCTCCGCAATGGCTTATCCCCGAAGGAGCAGGGATCACAAAAGTTACAGGCCGTTCTGGAGCCGTCTACCGTTGGTCGC